ATACCAGTAGGAACTACTTTTGTGGGGTATAATTCTTATAAATGGAGCACCACACCACTCAACACAGCGGCATTTACAATTTTTGAACGTTACGCACTTGGTGCCACGGTGATAACTGGTACTACCACTCCCACTGGCAATGCATTCACAGTAGGCAATACCTTTACTTTGCTTGGCACACAACCAGGTTCACTTACTACAATCAGTAACACAGTAACCATTGGCGGCACTGGCACTGTGTCAAACTTTATTTCGGCAGTTTCGGCTGCTAATGTTCCCTATGTCACAGCCAGTGTCAATTCAGCAGGAAATATTGTGTTCACTCACAGTGCCGGCGGAACAATAGCGTTGCAAGATATTAGTGGTACTCCAGTTACCACTGCAGGTTTTGCTGTGGGATCACCTGATCAAGTGACTCATTCTCAAAGTAATCCAAATAATCTGCGTTTGAGTAATTTTGTTACTGACCCATTGTATGCCTATACTCCAAGTTCCACGGCGCCTGGCCAAGATCCCGCAGACGGTCGCTTGTGGTATTACAGCGCAGTTGATGCAGCTGATATCATGATCCAAGACGATGGTGCTTGGTATGGCTACCAAAATGTTGCAAACGATGTTCGTGGCTATAACTTGACCAACTGCAACGCAACGGGACCAATCATCAGTGCCACAGCACCCACAACGCAGACTGACACAGCATTGAGCCCATTGGTTTATGGTGATTTGTGGATCGACACCAGCGACTTGGAAAACTATCCTAAACTGTATCGTTGGCAATCAGTCAGCGGTGTGGCACAATGGGTAGAGATTGATACCACAGATCAAACCACGCAGAATGGTATCTTGTTTGCTGATGCACGTTGGGCCACAAATGGCACAACTGATCCAGTGGCTGATCCATTGCCAAGCATTGTGGATCTATTGACCAGCAACTACCTGGATCCAGATGCTCCTAATCCAGCACTGTATCCACAAGGCACACTGTTGTTTAACACACGTCGTTCAGGCTACAACGTAAAGAGTTTCCAAATGGATTACTTTACAACCACTGCCACTGACTATGCAATTGATGCTTATTCATCAAGCACAGCCTACGCTGTGAATGACTTTGTGAGTTACAACAACGGCATTTATGTTTGTACAGTGGCCACCACAGCCGGAACTGCTCCAAGCAATACTGCATACTGGGACTTGATCAACCTCAACACCTGGCTCACAGCAAGTGGCAACAAAGACAATGGCTCAATGTGGTCAGGTCGTTTGGCACAACGTCAAATGGTTGTCAAGGCATTGAAGTCAGGTATTGATACCAGTGTAACAGCACGTGAAGAACAAACACAGTACAACATCGTTGCCACACCTGCTTACCCAGAGTTAACACCAAACATGATTGCACTCAGTAACGAACGCAACAACACCCTGTTTGTTGTGGGAGACACCCCCATGCGCCTGGGCCCTGATGGCAACAGCCTGGTGGCATTTGCCACCAACAACAATGGACTTGGACAACCCAATGGTGATGGCAACATTCTTACCAGCAACTATTGCGGTGTGTTCTATCCCAGTTGCCAAACCAGCGACCTTGGCGGCAACACAGTGGTTCAACCCCCAAGCCACATGATGGTACGCACAATCTTGCGCAGTGATGCCGCAAGTTATCCATGGTTGGCGCCAGCTGGCACACGTCGTGGTGTGGTCGACAATGCTATCTCAATTGGTTATATCAACGCCGCAACAGGCGAGTTCAATCAAATTGGCGTAAGTCAAAGTGTGCGTGATATCCTGTACGAGCGCAATATCAACCCAATCACGTTCATTCCAGGTATTGGTATTACCAACTTTGGTAACAAGACTACCACAGCAACAACCACAGCACTAGATCGTATCAACGTGGCTCGCTTGGTATGTTTCTTGCGTGGACGCCTGGAAGAAATTGGTAAACTGTACCTGTTTGAACCCAACGACACAATCACACGCAACCAAATCACTAACAGTGTGAACAGTCTCATGATTGACTTGGTGGCCAAACGTGCCTTGTATGATTATCTGGTTGTTTGTGACTTGAGCAATAACACTCCTGCACGTATTGACCGCAGTGAATTGTGGGTAGACGTTGCTATTGAGCCAGTAAAAGCCGTGGAATTCATCTATATCCCATTGCGTATCAAGAACACTGGGGCAATTGCTGCCGGACAATAATGGAACAGGGGCCTGATTTTTCAGGCCTCGTTCTAGGTAAATAAACATATAGGAGATAACAAATGGCAAGCGCATCACTAAACAGAATGACAGTACCACTAGCAAGCGATCAATCCGCAAGCGCACAGGGCCTGTTGATGCCCAAACTCAAATACAGATTTAGAGTATTGTTTCAAAATTTTGGTGTGACCAATAGCACAACAGAAATGACCAAACAAGTTGTCAGCGTGGCGAGACCCAATCTAACATTTGAAGAAATTGCATTACCGATCTATAATTCAACGCTGAAGTTGGCTGGACGTCACACCTGGGCAGACATTGCATGTTCAGTGCGTGATGATGCATCAGGCAGTGTCATGACTCTGGTTGGCGAGCAAATGCAGAAACAACTGGACTTCTTGGAACAAGCGTCGGCCGCAGCTGGTATTGACTACAAGTTTATGACCACAATTCAAATTCTTGACGGTGGCAACGGTGCAGACACTCCCACAGTTCTTGAAAACTGGGAACTGTATGGTTGCTACTTGAAGGGCGCTGACTACGGTGAACTCAACTATGGTACCAACGAAGGTGTCACAATCAATTTGAACATTGCTTATGACAATGCCGCACAGACCAAGACCAGTGTGAACGATGGTGGTATCGGTGCTATTGCTACAGGACTTGGACGTACCATCGGTGGCGCAGTAACAGGTGTTGGCCTAGGCGCCTAAGGGCAGGGCAATGCCAACATTTGGTCAACAATTCTGGCAAGGGTTTACTGAAGTCAACAGCTTGCGTGATTACACTCACGCAAGCAAGGTGTTTACCCCCAACTCATTTGAACTCAAACCTCGGTACAAGTTTCTTTTCCACGTTAGTTTCACTCTTAACTTTGCAGGTGTTCCTGGCTTGGCCAGTTACCTTGGAGTAAACGGTAATGCATCATTGAGTTACGTGGTCAAGACTGTGGACCTACCCAAGTTCACAATCGCCAACGAAACTCTCAATCAATACAATCGCAAACGTGTGGTACAGACCAAGATCAACTATGATCCGGTGACTGTGGTATTTCACGATGATGCCGGGGACAATGTTCGTAAAATGTGGTATGCCTACTACAACTACTACTACAAAGATGCCAGTCAAAGTTACAATGAAGTATTGGAAAATGGCAACAACGGCAGCCTTGGTGAAAGCGCCAACAAGGTCACAGGATTTGGATACAATATTCGTGACATCTATGCCAACGAGCGTGTGGGCAATGTGAACGACTGGGGTTACATTGGCGAAGCCTACAATGACGGAACTTCAGGTCCTTCGGGCAAGGCTCCGTTCTTTCTTGACATTCAGATTACCGGCATGGATCAACACAAGACAGCAACTTATGTGCTGGTCAATCCACTAATCACCAATTACTCACACGATCAGTATTCCTATGCAGAAGGTGCCGGCACCATGCAAAACACCATGACCATTGCTTATGAAACGGTGAAATACTATGCAGGTGCTGTGGGCAAAGCAAGGCCTGATCAGAATATCAAAGGTTTTGCAGATCCAAGTCATTACGATCAAACACTGAGTCCAATTAGTCGACCAGGCAGTCGTGCCAACTTCATGGGTCAGGGCGGTTTGTTAGACGCTGCCGGAGGCATCATAGAAGATTTACAGAGCGGTGGACCACTAGGCATCATTGGCGCTGTACAAAAAGCCGGCACAGCCTACAACACATTCAAAGGCAAAGACCTCAAGAGCATTGCTGTGAATGAAGCAGTGGCCCTGGGAACCAGTGTGATCAAAGGTGCTGTGCCAGCAGCCATGCGTCAGATTCCCGGACGTGCCAGTGGCATGTATTATCCTACCCCAAAGTAAAGTTTTAGGTAATTACTAATTATGGCCAGCGTTAATTATACCAACTACAACATTGATCAAACTGTGCGAGTGTTTGACACATTCTACGACTATGATGTGAACATTCCTGTGGGTGACTATGATGTGGTCAACAGTTACTTCAAGAGTGTGATGACCACAAAGCAAGCCGCGGATAATTTTACTGTCAGCCTGTTTAGAGTGGCACAAGACACCAAGATTCCTCCCTTGGAATTGTTAAAAGTATTCCAAGCCAGCGGCGCAGAGATGGATCTCAACATCAACA